TAACATCCCCCTTAATTGTTTCGATTGTGCCGCCATTGTTTTGACCGTAACGACAACCCCCTCAATGTCCCTTACGACTGCCCTGCAACCCAACCAGGAGGCCGCCCACGCCGTTTGTAGCGGGTTCTCCTTACCTCTACCTGCCTTGATCTCAACTAGCCAGGTGATACCCCCCAACGAAACCATAATGTCGGGAACGCCTTTGCCGAGGGCAGCTAGGGACTGCACAGAGCATCCCAACTTGCGGAATGCTTCGACCACTTCTGTTTGATTCGCGTCTATTTTGGCAGCGCGGCGCATAGTTTTTTGACCTCCTCCAGCAAGTAAAGTTCGGTTCCATAGCGGGCTTCAAACCTCCGTTGCGATTGGTCACGGCTAACCACCTCGTCATTCCTTCCCGACCTGTGATGCTGCTGGCATAAAGGCAATACAAACATCTCACCCCGCCTACGGCCTCCTGAAAGCATATGGTGGATCTCGGCTGGACTATCTATCTGTAAATCTAGCTTGCAAACAATACATCCCAGATCACGGAGCTTTGCTTGCCACGCCGCTTCTGCTTTGTTCATACGCCTTTGCCCTCCTTTTCTTGTTTATTTCTGCTTTGTGCTTTTGCCGGTAACGCAAGTTCTGTTGCGCCACCAGCTTTTTATTCGCTGCTCGCCACGCTCGCATGGGCCGGTATCCTTATTCCCGCATGATGACTTGCTGCATTAAGCCAATCCAACCATTCCGAAAACCGCTTTTTACCGTACCGGCTTGTCCTCCGACCTAACATCACCACCCCGCCCTCAAGCCCTGGCGCAAGTCTGGGAGCTGTTTCGCCCTCAAAGGTTGCAGTCAATACGTTCTTCCAGTCCTCATCAGTAAGCCAGCACATAACCCCGTTAACAGGCCATTGCTTTTGTTCAGCCCATGCTCGCAAAATAGGCCATTGGGCAGCGTTTGCGGCAGAACTTCGCCGTTCTTCGCAAACTGAGCAAATCATATAAGCATCTCCTGCTGGCCCTGCGGAATTGAATACTTCGCAACCCGCTTACCAGACGGTACGGTAATCATCTCAACCCTTACCGGATGACCCTGTTTAATCAATTCTCCGCACCGCTGGCTTAGCGCATACACCCCGTATTTACCTAAAGCATCTGCCACCGTCAGGCTTTCGCCACGCCTCATTGCTTCCAAAAGCTGTTCGCATTGCGTCATTTTTCATCCCCCAAAAAGTTGACAACGTCTAAAGCTGTGGATAACTTTAACGACTTCAAAACGCTTGGCAGTAACTTAGGTTCTGTTTTTTTAATGCCGACCAGCGTCATTGCTTTCGACTGCACGCCACAATTCTCCAAACACCTAACCCAATCTTCAATTCTGTTGGCGGGGTTCATCTCTTATCCCAACACGTTCCGCACATCTTTCCGCTTTGTGTTTCAACAAACCCTTTCAGAACCCCCTTGCAAACGCAACAGGAAGGCTTAGGCGGGGCGATCGAGGGTTTCCCCTGCCCTACCCCTTGCTTGACCTCGAAAAGCCCACTCCAGCCGTTCTCGACGCTTTGGGTAATTATTGCGGCAATGTCTTTTCCTTCAGCTTTCCAGCGTTCAAGTTTATTGATGGCGGCGGTTTGCGCTGTTGCGGTTAAAGGCTTTAAAGATTCCTTGCGGTGTTCAAGATAGATTTTCCAATTTGGAGGAAGCCAATCTGCGGGTTTAGGGTTATCTTGGTTAACGGTTAACGGTTCTCGGTTAGTGGTTAGGGTTATTTTGGGTTCGGCTTGGGTTAGCGGTGGGTTAGCGGTGGGTTTTGTCTTAGGTCTGCCGCCTTTGATTCCATTGGCTTTTTGCTTTTCAAGGAACGCATGATAAGCGGCAATTTCACCGTCTGCTCGCTTGTTACGATAGCCAGAATCGGTGTATTCAAAGAACTCATCCAGCACTAATTTGATGGTATCCGGATCAATTCTTAACCGACGGGAAACCCGTGGGATATCGGTGGGTATTGGCGTTTCGGTATCGTAATAAATATCTAAAAGCCGACGATAGGCAATATCTTCTAATGGCGAAAGATGCGCCGTGTGCTTTAGATAATCGCCAATGTTGAACTGATAATAGAACAACACAATCTCCTTCGGTGCTAGGCCTATCCGGTGAGAATTCCGGAGGTCAGCACCCTTGACGGGTTGGAAACGGTCAGATAGACCCAGCCCGAAGGAGACTGTTTTATCTGTCCTCTATACGCTTCTCACGGCGTAAAAAAATCATAAATTACTTTTCGCCTTATGTAAAGCGAAATACTGCTCAGCTTTTGTATTGCGTTGCGTCCACCAATAGTTTTTGCTCTGTCAGCACCTGAAGCCGGTAAGCCTGGCCTCGAGGGACAGCGCCCTTCTTAACCCAGTACGCCACGGCCTGCACCGAGATATTAAGAGCCTGCGCCAACTGCCGCCGACCACCGAAAAAATCTACCGCTGTTTGTGTTTTCATGTTGTCAACATAGCATAACAAAATAGTTTTGCAAATACTTTAAATATTGCTTGACAACCTATTTGACAAAGAATATTGTGGTTTCAGACGCACCGCCGGTGCGGTAACAGGAGATAAAAATGAGCAGAAACGAAAGCCACGGAGACGAGGACTGGATGGACGTTTCCGATGACGCGATTCACGCATCAGCAATCGAAATCATTTGCGATACGCAGCTGCTTGGATCGCAGCTCAATGACTCAGAGCTGGTTGCGCCGCTTGCCGACATGATGTGTTGCATCGACAAAGCCGGCCACGGCGATCCTGCTGCCCTTAATGCCCTGACCCGCGCCGGCAGTCAGCTCAAACGCGTGTTGATGGCAATCGTGGATGACGAAGCCTATCGCATTGCCCTCAACGGGCAACTTAATGATGAGTGAAATACTAAGTTATGTCTGCGCCATCGGTGCAGTTATTTGCTGGTCAATCTTAATCTGGGGGAACAAATGAATAAATCAGAAAGCATCAAGGAGCTGGCAACAGCTTTGGCAAAAGCGCAGGGACAGATCAAGGGCGCAGTCAAAGACTCTGCAAACCCGTTCTTCAAATCTAAGTACGCTGATCTGGCCTCGGTGGTGGAAGCTATCCGCAGCGCTTTTGCTGCCAACGGTTTGTCCTACATCCAGTCTGTGGAACCTAGCGACAAAGATGAGGTGCGCGTCGAAACCACAATCTTGCACAGCTCCGGTGAGTGGATTGGTTGCGGCGTGCTGGCGTTGCCGGTGTCAAAGGTAGACGCCCAGGGCTACGGATCGGCGTTGACCTACGCCCGGCGCTACAGCTTGAGCGCAGCAACCGGAGTTGCGCCAGAGGATGACGATGGCAATGCAGCTACCGTTGCAAAACCTAAACCGGCAATGGCAGATTTAGACAAAGCCTTGCTGGTAATTAACGCATCGCCAACGCTTAAAGACCTGCAAGCAGTCTTTACGGATTTTTACAAGGCAGCGCAGGCCGCAGAAGACAAGGCAGCCATGACCATCATTACTGCCGCTAAAAACAAACGTAAGGAACAGCTCCAGCCGAAGGACGCATTTGTTGCGGAAATGGAGGCAAACGAATGAAGGTCATTACCGCAGAGCAGGGTTCAGAAGCCTGGCTTGCAGCTCGAGCAGGCAAAGTGACCGCCAGCGCAATCTCAGACGTGCTTGCCAAGCCCGAAACGGCAGCTTATCGGGATTATCAAGCTCAAATTGTCGCGGAAATATTAACCGGCAAACCGCAGGGTTCTAACTTTACAAACGCCGCAATGGAGTTCGGGACAGAAAACGAACCCTTTGCTCGCAGCGCCTACGAAGTCGCCACGGGCTTTACGGTCGATGAGGTGGGCTTAGTCCTACACCCAACGATTGACCGCGCTGGAGCCTCTCCTGACGGGCTGGTGGGTAGTGATGGGCTAGTAGAGATTAAATGCCCAAAGGTTGCTACGCACCTGGCTTATATTTGTGCCGGTGTAGTGCCGACAAAGTACAAAAACCAGATGCTTTGGCAAATGGCTTGTACCGAGCGCGACTGGTGCGACTTTATTAGTTTCCGGCCCGAGTTACCCGAACGTTTACAGCTTTTTATAGTGCGGTTTAAGCGGGACGAGGTAGAGATCAACAAACTAACAACAGCGGTCAAAGCGTTTTTAGTGCAAGCCGATGAAATGTTGAAAAAACTGAAAGGTATTAAATGATTAAAAAACCGTTTGAAATTCGAGAATTATCAGGTTCTTTGTTTAAGAATCCCAAACAGACCAATGAAAAAGCACCGCAAATGACCGGCTCCTGTCTTATTGGCGGAGTTGAATACTGGGTATCAGCCTGGACGCGGGAGGGCGAAAAAGGGCGCTGGCAGTCTTTGGCTTTCACTAAAAAAGATGCAAAAGAGGAGATTGAATTTTGAGCGAGTACAACATACGGAAACGTGCAGAGGCGGTTGCTTATCTCAAGATGCGCGGTAAGCATTTGTTGAGTACAAACTACGTGCCTACAGATTCGGCGCATACCAATGTGTCTGAAACCATGAAAAAGTATGTGGAGGAAACCGGCGGAAAAGCGGTTGCCGTTAAGGAGATGAACGGTGGATAAAAACACCTTAAAGAAATTAGCCATCCATCATCACAAAAGACCGATCAGTTTTAATGGTAAAAAATGGTTGTACGAAACAACATTAAAAAATGTTGAAGTGATGGCAATTGCTGGTGGGTGGGCAATGGTACGACTGCCCAAGTGCGCCCCATACTTATGTGAAGAAAAAGAATTAAGAAATTTGGAGGAATTTAAACATGAAACGAACAAAGTGGTATGACGGCGAACAAAAGCCGGTCTATGTCGGCGTGTACGAGCGAAAATTTGGTAAAGCCTCTGGCTATTACCCGAACACAACATTTTTTACTCGTTGGAATGGGGAAAATTGGTCAAAAAACAGAGTCACAGTAGATAGCGCAAATGCTCAAAGACATTGGGCGCACTTGCAACACTTACCGTGGCGGGGGGTTAGTCAAACGACACCAGAAGGAGGAAGGGAAATGAGTGATACACCGAGGACAAACTTTGTTGCCCACGAAACGGGGGATGCGGAGTGGGACAGGTCTATTAATAGATTTGGGCGAATGATGGCTCACGCTTGTATTCTTGAACGCGAGAACGTCGCACAACTAGCAGAACTCCACCGTATCAGCGAAGCCTTGGGTACAAACGAAGGGCATAGTTCAGTCACGCATATTGAGATTCTGCGAAAGCAGTTGAAAGATTGTTCCGCTGTGGTTGACAGGCAGCAAGAAATGCTAGATAGGAACGCAGACCTGCGGGTAAAACTTGAAGCGGCTAGGCAGGAGGTAGAGGTACAGAAAGCTAAGGCAGAAAAGCATTACGAACTTGGCACAGAGTATTTTGACTTGATGGTTAAAGCCGACCGCGAAATTGCTGGTTTTCGGAAGTTGCTCAAGATTGATGCCGTCATTACCCCACTGGAAAAGAACAATGAACGAACGGATTAGAGAACTGTTTTTGAAATCTTTAGATGCCAATCAAGAATTCTGTTATCAAAGATTTGCCAAGTTGATTATTCAGGACTGTGCTGATTTTGTTGCTGAGGGAGAATTTGGTGATCCCGGCGCTGCGAGGGAGTTAAAAGAATACTTTGGCGTTGAGGAGAAGAACGGTGGATAAAGACGACATTATCAGGATGGCTGTTGAGGCTGGATCGAAACAAATTAACGATTACTACACTAATGGGGCTGTGAAGTCGTTTTCCCCTGTCACACTTGAACGCTTCGCCAACCTTGTAGCCGCTGCTGAGCGTGAGGCTTGTGCAAAGCTGTGTGAAAGCAGAGGAACATTCGGAACTGGATCGGTAGAAATACTAGCGGGTGCTGCTTACGCCATCCGAGCAAGGGGTCAATCATGAGCCGGAATCCAGAGGACACCCAGTTTGACCCACGTGCTTTTATAGGAGAAGAACAAATGAGCAGGGATAAAGAGTACGACGAGTATTGCCTGAAGGCTGGAATTGAAAACCGCAACACACGCACCGAAAGGTTAGGTTCTGCGGTTCCAGCACAACAGCAAAAAAACTACTACCAAAACGTAGCCCAAAGGGAAGATATGATGCCGCCGACACCAACAAGCCCGATACGGACTGCTCTGGTGTTGCTGGACACGCGTCTGAGCGATCTACAAGCGACAGTCGAACGGCTGTTTAGTGCACTAAGGCCGGTCACGACCAACACCGATGACAACCGTCCCGGCGAACCTGCCGTTGCGAGAGAGGGCAATTCGCCTTTAAACATTGACATCAACGCAATGGCAGAAAGACTTGGGGCTATCACAGTAGCATTGCAGTTGCAGGTAGATCGGCTGGAGGTGTGAGATGAGCAAGGAATACAAAAACATTGAAACGGTAAAGCGTCTTGATTTTGATCGCCTTGATATGTTGGTAAGTGAGCGTCTCGGTGCGCTTAAAATCTACGCGCAGCACGTTGGGCAAACGGAGTCTGATGTCCACGATGCTATCTGCCGCGACCTGATACTGCCTTGCGTTTATTTGCTGGCGCAGTTTTTGGAATCTGTGAAGATTGAGGATAAAGAATGACACTGCTATACAGCCCAAGCGAAATACAATAAAGGAGATCAATCAATCATGAGACAGGAAGAAAAGGTAATCATGTTTAGCTGCGATATGTGCGGCGCAGAGAATATTACGCCGCAGGAGCTGAGACACACAGAGGTATTCGGTTACACGCCAGTTGATCCAAAAGGCGTAAAGGTGATTCTTAAGGCTTTCGGTAACAATGGCTACTGCGAGCATATCTGCGAGTCATGCGCAGATAAGACAATGGCAGCAGCGTTCTCCGCTGAATTTGATCGGAAGAAGGAGCAAAAGCCATGAGCGAGTTTCAAGTTCACGAAATAGTCGAAACGCTGAATGGCGTGTTTGTGCGCCGCCAGCAGTGGACAACTTGTAACGTGTGCAAAGGTCGGCTTGAATCAGCGCAAGAATGGTCAAGACACAACGCCATGCACACGGTGATTACACAGCGTGATTTGGAATGCCATATTCCGCAGCATATTTTGGATGCAAACAAATGATCGACACCTGTTTTATCTGCCTGCAAGACAAGCCTTGTCCATGCGAGGCTGCGGCTATATCTATAGGTCGCCCAGACGTTCTAATCGGACTGAAACACGCGGCAAAGCGAATGTACGAGAACGGCTACGATTCAACTCTGGACTGCATCGAGGAAACGATTGACGAACTCGAACAGCTGCGGGCGACCGTGGTCAGCCTGCAAGATGAGAATTCCCACCTGCGGGCAATGAATCGGCGCATGGTTAAGGATAAGAACGGTGGATAAAGTTACTACCTACGAAATGGGAAAGGTACGATACAGAGGGGTGTATCTTGATGGTATGTACACAAGGACTATGGCCTTGGCGATTAAGCGTGAGGCTGAAGATATTATGGAGTTCTTTACACTGACAGACGCGGCATTAAAAAAATCAATGGAGAAAACAAAATTAATAAAGACGAAACAGACGCAATGATTGAAGCGCACCGTGAGGCTGCGTGGCGGCACGGGTTCCTGTGCGGGTTCGCATGGGCTGCGCTGGCGGTGATCATCGCTGCGGGTATCTGTGCTGTGTGGGTAGCGGCGAATCAACCGGCGAAGACTGACATGATTAAACTAGAGAA